TCAGGCCGGTACCAACGCGGTGCCCACCCATTTCCTGAATGAGTGGTTCCATTTTGTAGAAAAAGGCTTCGTCTTTGAGTGACTTTGCCGCCACACCGCCCGTTTTGATGAAGTTCAGCCATTCATTCGGTCCGACACGGCCACCGGTTGCCGTCAGCACCTTTTGCACCAGATTGGCTTCATGCTCAAATTTCTCTTTGCTCGCCAAGCCACCACGCAGCTCAATGACTTTGAGCATGTTCATGAAGGTCTGGCCTTTTTCTGCCCCGGCTTCTTCATCGTACATGGCAGCATTGGCAAATTTCATTTTCGCCAGCGTTGGCATCACCATTTGTGCATGGTGCAGATCGGCGAATATCGTCAGTGAATCACGCATCAGTTCCAGATTTTCCAGCGAACTGGTGCCATAGGTTTTCATTCCCTGACTAAACTTGATCGCATCATTAGAAATCGCTTCGCCCAGACCAAGCGCACGCAGACGTTGCACTTCGGTTTCAAAGTGTTTGGCTTCTCCCAGCGATTTCAACATCGGTGCGCCTGCAGCGGAACCAGTGGCGACCATGCCGACACCAGTCATCATGGCGCTACCTGCTGCAGATTGTGTCTGGTGCATGCGTTTCTTTGCCGCTATCACCTGTTCATGGCGCTTGGCCAGCTCGGCTAATTTGCGCTGCTGCTGAGTGATCTGAACATTGGTTTGCTCAATGTTGCCGCGCAATGCACGTTCTTGCTGCCCTAAATTCTGCGTACTAATGCCTGCGCTATGCAGCTTGTCGCGCAAGACCTGAAGCTGTTGCGACTCACGCTGATGCTGCTCTTTGATTAATCTGGCCGCTTTTGTGGCCCGGTCAAATTCCCGTGTCATGGTACGGGTCGGCTGCTCGATTTCCTTCATCTTGTCCGCCAGCATTTTCACCCGTTCACGGGCGGCATCCAGTCGTCCTGCAGTCTCCCGCAAGCCTGTATGCATCTGGCGAAATCCTGAAATATTCTTTTGCTGGGAGTCCAGGTCTTTGAGTCGATCGCGCAGTGCTTTGAGCGCTTTACCGCTGGCAGTGGATTCACCCGTGATCCGTTTGAGCGGAGCGGTGACTTTTTCCATCATGGAAAAAATCACCTGTAATTTTAAGTCGCGTTCGGACATAGTCTTCCTTGTTCACCGGGGACATGAGACACGATGAACCGCCTGCGCCTGACTGGCGCAGACTGATCATGATTCGTTACTGCTTCTTACTCTGGCGCGTTCTCGCCATTCCATCAGGTCGGATAAGGCCATGCCATCCATCGCGGTAGGTTCCCAATGGAACACCACCGCAATGTCTGCCATCGCGTCATCGACTATTTCTGGAAGGCCAAATGATCCGCTTTCTTGACCAAAAAAGCGGATACCTCTACACCGATTTCAAACAGATCCGCCGGATCCAGATTGGTGACATCGTGCTCGGTCAACGTTGGCGTTGTGATGCGTGGCAATACTTTCTGCAAGGCAGCGACATTGATATTGCCAAGGTCGACCAGAGAAATACCGCGTAACTCTCCGGCATTTGGTTTGCGAATTTGCAATTTCTCTATGACTTCATTACCGCGTTTGATCGGTTCATCCAGAACGATGACTTTAATGACTGCCTTTGTCGCCTGATCGTTGTCTTTTTTATCTGTCATGATGTGTTTACTCCGGGTTAAAAATGATAATTGTTACTACTTAGTGGTTGCGCTGGTCTTGGTATCAGAGGCCAATAGCGCGGCGAATTTCTGCGGTGCGGTCGACGCCGCCAACCATTTCGACGGCGTTAATGAAATCCAGCTCGATGACGACTTCGCTGTTCACCATCAGCTTGTAATAGCTGCAGGTCGTTTTGTATTTGTGGTCAGTCTTATCGCCGACCTTGGCGTTACCCATGTCGATTTCTTTATGACGTCCACGCACCACAATTTCGACTGAATCAACATCGCCGCTGTCGTCGCGCTGATAGGCTCCGGCAAAGCGTAACTGCACCGCGTTGTGCGTCACCGCACCGTACTGCTTCAGCGCATCTACCAGCAAACCGCCTGCAGTCCAGTCCAGCTCGATTTTTTCATTGACGTAGTCAATTTCAACGGGGCCGGTCATACCACCCGCGATGTAGTCTTCCATCTTGCGGCTGAGTTTAGGCAGCGTCAGTTCCGGCACCTGGCCAAGGTAAGAAATACCGTCATTAAAGAGGTTAAAGTTTTTGAGTTTTGAGGGTAATCCCATGATGACTCCTAAAAGAAAATGATCGCCCACCTTGCGATGGGCTACTTACACCGGTGATTACGCGGTGATGCGTTGTGCGAAGTTCGCCAGATAACTGTCGGTAATACGCTGATGCAGGATCAGGTCTTCCAATGGCGGTACCGGCGTGTAGTCGTAATCAATCGTCAGTGACCCCATCTTCAGCGATTCCTTGCTGTTCGATGCAGGGTCAAACCATGCATTTGCGTCGATGATGTAGCCTTCCGTTTTCAGTTCGCGGAACTTGGCATTGATCGATTCGATCAGGTCACGTACCAGCGACGGATGTACAGGTTTGTCGACGTAGACGAAATGCGCTTCTGCAATGGTGTCTGCCAGCACTTGTGCGGTGCGGGTGTAGTTTTCAAAGAAGAAAAATTCTGCTTCTTCTGCTGTGCGTGAACCCCAGAAGCGATAACCGGATTTATTGATCAGCGTGGTCACGCCAGCGGCATTCAGATAACCGGCATCCGTGTTGGCGCTTTGCAGATCCCAGAACACATCACGCGAAATACCGAGTGGGCCATTGACCACCATGTTCGACAGGGATTTATGCCAGCCGATATCCTCGTCAATCTTGGCGCGTAAGCCCAGCGCGTAGGCAACCGCAGGCAGAGAGGCGTTCGCATTGGCAGTGCTGTCCCAGCTGACAAAGTCAGGCCAGATGATCATGACTTCACGTTGGCCAAATTGCTGGCGGTAAGCCGTGGCGGCTTCTTTTGTCTGGCAATTCCATGCCGATGCATAGACGAAAGCACGCAGCTTTTGCGCTGTGGCGACCAGCTCTGTAGTGACCGCCTGCGTGTCGAGGCCTGGCGCTCCCAGAATGCGTGGTTTGATACCGAATTTTGCCTGTGCCGACAGCAATGCTTTGATGCCGGTGTATTGCCCGGACTCAGTCACCGTACCGATGACGTTAGTCGTTTGCTCGGCCTCGGTTTCAGCCGTTGGCACGCGCACGACAATCGTGAACGGATTGGTTTGTTTGCTGATCGCATCCAGTACGCGGGATAAGGTGCCTTTTTTACCAGCCTTGCCGATCGCGCCGGTGACGTTCGTCAATAGCACCGGTGTGTTGAGTGGAAATGCGGCCGGATCTGCATCGTCTGCAGTGGCGATCAAGCCGACGACGGCTGTCGAAACGGTACGTATAGGACGTGTGCCTTCATTGATTTCAATGACACGCACGCCGTGGTGATAATCTCGCATAGTTGCTCCTGTCAGGTTAGCGGTGGGTTGGTTAAACAAATGCCCGTTCTTCAGGCTGAATCGGACTGTCTAAAATTGCGGCGGCGCGACCTGGTGCAATCAGCCCGAAGGCTTCCATCGACTGCACACCGTCACGTGTCAAAGGCAGTTTCAGATCGATGCTGTCTGCGCTGGACAAGTCCGCCAGATGCACGCGCACGGATGCCGACATCTGTCGTATTGCATCTGCTGCAGCCGGGTTATCGATCGCCGCCATGTCGATAGTGATTTTTTCCAGAGTGGTAAAGCGTTTGCGGAATGCAAAGCGCGTAATAAGTGCTTTACTTGGCACTTCTGGCAGACGTTGCTCTGCCGCTTTGAGTTCGCGTATCACTGTGCCGTTATCCAGCGTCGTGATCACATATTCACCGTCAATAATCTTTTTCATGATCAATAGGTCTTATAAGCAAGGAAGGCGTCGAATTCGTTGGTGAGCGTTACGTCTTGGACGATTTCAATCAGCAAGGACTTGCTGAACAGCACTTTGTCGTAACAGTAAATAACTCTCTCTG